TACTCAGGAGGAAATTTTGACCGACCTGAGTTTAAACGAATGACAACTGATATAGAAGCTGGAAAAGTAAACTGTGTGATTGTAAAAGACTTATCCAGATTCGGAAGAGAGTATATAGAAGCCGGGCGATGGATCGAAAAGACCTACCCGGCTTTAAATGTGCGTTTTATTTCAGTTACAGACCAGTTCGACAGTAAAACAGCAGATTTTTCAGAGAAGTCATTTGTAGTTCCGATCAAAAATTTTGTAAATGAAAGCTATTGCCGGGACATTTCCGGTAAAGTGCGAAGCCACCAGAAAATCAAACGTGAAAAAGGTGAATTTATTGGAGCATTTGCCCCGTATGGTTACTGCAAAGATCCGGAGAATAAGAATTGTCTGGTGATTGATTCTTATGCAGCGGATATTGTAAGAAAAATATTTTCATGGAAAATTGATGGATTCAGTCTTGGAGCAATCGCAGAAAAACTGAATGTACGTCATGTGCAGTCGCCAAAAGAATATAAAAAGGCAAATGGCGAGAATTATAATTCTGGATTTCACAGCTCAGACACACCGAAATGGTCGGCAGTGCAGATTAAAAGGATTCTAACCAACGAGGTTTACATTGGAAACATGGTACAGGGCAAGCAGGAACGAATCAGCTATAAAGTAAAGCAACGCCTGGATAAGCCAGAATCAGAGTGGGTGAAAGTAGAAAATACGCATCCGGCAATCATCAGGCAGAGTGATTTTGACGTGGTGCAGAAGTTACTCCAATATGATGGCAGAGCATCGAAAACATTAGACAGTGCAAACTTTTTTTCGGGATTTGTGTTTTGTGGAGATTGCAAGACCCCGATGATACGCAGGGTAAATCAGTATAAGGGGAAGAAAAAAGCTTTTTATATCTGCCAGACAAAGAATAAAGGTGGAGATTGTACCAGACACAGTATTCCAGAAGAGGTGCTGAAAAGGATTGTATTGAAAGAGATTCAGGCATATACAGCACTTTTTATAGACTATCAGATGATTATGGAAGAACTTTGTGAGATGCAAGTCAGTTACGATCAGGTAATCGGTTATGATACACAGATTAGTAAGTTGCAGGAAGAATATAACCGTTATTACAGTCTGAAAGCATCTTTGGGTGATGACTTGAAAGAGGGACTGATCAGCAAAGCGGAGTTCGATGATTTTCGGGAAAGTTATGGAAGAAAATGTGAAGAACTGGAGCAGATGATTGAGAATCAGAAAAAGCTGGTAAAGCAAATGTTTGAGGGTGGAGTGTCTGCAACTGTTCAGTTGGAGGACTGGAAGAAATCACTGGAAATCAAAGAACTGGATCGCACATTGCTGGCACTGACCGTAGATAAAATCTATATTTATGAAAACAAGCAAATTAAAATTCACATCCGCTATCAGGATATGATTGAGAAGATGAAAGTCATAAGACGGTTTTATGCGGAACACAGGACAGAGTGCAGGAAAGAGGTGGGATAAATGGCAAGAACAGCAAAAAGATATAAGAAAAACACAGAGAAGAAGATTTCTGGTATTCCGGTATGTATGGCTGCAATTTATGCCAGATTATCCGTAGATAATGATGAAAAAAAGTCAGAATCTATTGAAACACAGGTTACGCTGATAAAAGAATTCATTCAGAAGCACAATGAAAATCCGGACAAAGAGTATGAGATTGCTGTATATGATATTTATTCTGATTTGGGAAAAACCGGAACAAATTTTGACAGACCGGGATTTGAACGGATGATGAATGATGTCAGGGCAGGTAAAATAAACTGTATTCTGGTAAAGGATTTCTCACGATTTGGAAGAAATTACATTGAAACTGGTAACTATCTGGAAAAGATTCTTCCTTTTATGAAAGTGCGATTTATTTCTGTATGTGACAACTATGATTCATTTGCACCGGGTGCTAAGAATCAGGAATTATCCATGAATATCAAGAATTTGGTGAATGATGCTTATGCAAAAGACATTTCCGCAAAAGAACGGGCGGCGAAACGTATTGCACAAAAAAACGGTGAATATGTGGGATCTACAGCTCCATACGGATATTGTGTGGAAAAGATAAATGGAATTTGTAAGTTGATTGTGGAACCGGAAGCTGCAAAGATTGTCCGCAGGATTTTTGAAGAATATGCTTCGGGAGATGGCATACAGAGCATTATTGACAGGCTGTTTGAGGATAGGGTACATCGGATTTCGGACTATAACCAATATCATCATGTGTACTGTCAGGATGGAGAGAATCTTCATCAGTGGGGAAATTCTTCGATACGTGCGGTTTTAAATCGAAATAATTATTATGGTGATCTGGTTCAGAGAAAATACGAATCCAGATTTCAAAGAGGTGAAAAATGGTGTGACATACTGGACCAGAGTCAGTGGATTATTACGCCAAATGCTCATGAGCCGATTATCAGCAGAGAACTGTTTGACAAAGCACAGGTCAGGTTAAAAGTAGCACAACAGAAAGCAACAAAAACTACAGTAGGATGGGAAGAGGATGAAAGAGCATTTTACAATGTATTGTATTGTGGAGATTGTAAGCGAAAAATGTGTACACGTAGATACAGAGGCAATGTGTATTACTTTTGCAATGCTGCCTGGTATCGGGATGAAAGAAAATGTAGTCACAAATCTATTTCCGAAGAGAAGCTGCAGAAAATTGTCCGTTCAGAGCTGACCAGACAGTTTCAGTTATCTGACTTACGGAAAAAGGATATGTCTGCTATAAGCAGTGCAGTATTTCTTACCAAAATCAAAGAAATTCAAGCAGAGATCAGGAAACTGGATGCAGATATGGAAAGACGTTCAGAAAAACTGGCACAGGCATTTATGCAATATAAAGAGGGCGAACTTTCCAAAGAAGCCTATATAGAAATGAAAGATGACCGTAATAACTGGAAAGTGTTCTGTGAAGAGAGGAAGAAGTCTCTGGAGCAGACTATACGTAAACTGGAAAAACAGCAGAAAAAAGAAGCCAGATTTTTACGAAGTCTGTTGGAACTGGATGGGACAACCAGAATCAATGCGGAACTTGCGGAGAGCCTGATTGAAAGTATGTATCTATATGGTGATAACAGACTGGAAATCAACTTCGGGTTTAAGGGGGCGGTAGAATATGAGTAATCAGAAACTGATTATTGGATATTACCGTCTTTCCATGGAAGATGATTCAGAGGGAGAAAGCAACAGCATTATCAATCAGAGAAAACTGGTAAAAGATTATATTTCCAATATTCCGGAACTGGCTTCTATGCCATTTCAGGAGTTCTACGACGATGGATATTCTGGTTCTAGTATGGAGCGTCCGGCAATTAAACAGGTTTTGGAGCTTGCCAGAGAGAATAAAGTGCAGTGCATTGTGGTAAAAGATTTTTCACGTTTTGCCAGAAACTATATTGAGATGGGAACTTATCTGGAGCAGATTTTTCCATTCCTGGGAGTACGATTCATTTCTATCTCAGACCGATATGATTCTAAAGATTATAAAGGAAAGAGTTCAGACATCGAAGTACAGTTTAAAGGATTGATCGCAGACTTCTATGTGAAAGATCAGTCTGTAAAGGTAAAGGCAGCAGTCAACACCAGACGGGGAAAAGGTGAGTATTGTTGTGGTTCTGCACCTTATGGGTATCGAATCAATCCAGAAAATAAGAAAGAACTGGTGATTGTAGAGGACGAAGCGGAAGTGATTCGCAGAGTATTTGAACTGACCAATCAGCGATATTCAAAGATGGAGATTTGTCGGTTGTTTAATGAAGAGGGGGTACTGACTCCCTTGCAGTCTATGAGTAGACGACAGAAATCAGACAGCAAGAAAGCTGCATCAAGAGGACTGCAGTGGACGAGTGATATGATACGGAAGATTGTGGATGATAAAACTTATATAGGCTGTATGGTCTATGGAAAAACAAAGATTCCAGATCCCGGAACTGGGAAAGAAGTACCGGTACCGAGAAATCAGTGGAAAGTGATGGAAAATCATCACGAGCCGATTGTATCAAAAGAAGTTTTTGAAAAAGCACAGTCCCTTCAGATCAGATACACCAAGAAAAGCAAATTTGACAGGGAAACAACACTATTAGGTGGCTATGTAAAATGCGGGAATTGTCGCAGAAGCCTGACTTCAAGCAGTCCGATTCATGGTCATATTCTTTATAGCTGTGCTTACAGTAAAGGAAAAGAAGATACAGGATGTTTCGCCGGGAAAGCGGATAACAAAATGCTGGAGCATATCGTGCTGGCAGAAATAAAGGCTTACTTACGTCAGAATATCAGCCAAGAACAGATGCAGCAATCCATGAGAAAACAGCATGAGGACAGTATAGAAGCCTATAAGACGGAAAGTGCAGATTGTGAAAAGTGTCAAGAACAAATAAAAATCCAGAACCGCCAGAACTATGAGAAGTATCACGAGGGACAGATGAACCAGAACCAGTTTATGGAAGCCAAGAAGCAGTTGGAAGAAGAAAGAGAACGACTGCAGAAACGTGTACAGGAACTGGATGAGTTGATAAACGACGAGAAAGAAATCCTGATGAAAAAGAATGTTCCGGTGGAGCAAATGTTGAAGTATTTAGGCTATGAGAATCTGACACGAGAGATGCTGGAAGAATATGTGCAGGGAATATATGTGTATGATGACGGGAGAGTGGGGGTGGAGTATAAATAGCAACAAATTAGCATATAATAACAATAAAATTGTTGATAAAAAGCAATAATGATGTATAATTATATAAAGAAATGGAAAGGAGATGCAAAAAAAATGTTGTTAAACTTTAAAATGGAAAACTTTAGGTCATTTAAAGATGAGACTTTTTTTACAATGCTTTCAAGTAAACAGAAAACGCATAATGATTATGTGATAGATAAAAGTGTAAATGGTAATAAGTTAAGAGTATTACCAATGACTGTCATTTATGGAGCAAATGCATGTGGAAAATCCAACATTGTGTTGGCAATGGATATATTAAAAAAAATGGTTATGAAAGGAACCTTAAATTGCAAAGAGCTGGAATCTTATAAAAGTATGTTATCTTTTATTAGAGATACAAGTTGGTATGATCCGGTTTCTTTAGAAATTACATTTTCCACTCAAAATAATATTTATAGATACGGAATTAAGTTTACGGATATTGATGTATATAAAATTGAAGAAGAGGTTCTTTATGTTAATGATGACTTGTTCTTTTCACGAGATGATGAAAATCAAATTTATGTGGATGTAAAGAAATTAGTAAAAAAAGGTTATATTAATAAGGATGATGCGGATTTTTCTGAACGCTTGATTCACAAATTGAACCAGACATTGGATAAACAAAAGTTAGTTGTAGCAGGTGCAATTAGCAATTTGTTTGATAAAAAATATTTTGAGGATTTTAATTTATGGTTTGAAAAATTTAATGTTATTATGAATGCAAATGACATGAATTTTAGACAAAAAGACTTAAAGACGATATTTAATAAAAAACCAGATAAAGATATTCGTAGAAATATTTTCGAAAGTGCCTCAGTTAAAGAAGTTATGAATATAGCTGAGTTTGGAAATCAAAAAATTGGATTTATGGCAGAAACAGATAATGATGAATTATCTATGTGTTCAATGTATCAAGTACCATTAAGAAAAGATGAGCAACCACAAAAAAAATATGCAATATCCATGATTGTAGATTCAGAGCTGATGGAATCGAGAGGAACTATCCATTTGATTAGATTGTTACAACCGTTTATAGATGTTTTAGATAATGGCGGGGTCATTGTTTTGGATGAAATGGATGCTTCATTGCATTTTGAAATTGTTGTATCGCTGATAAGAATTTTTAACAATAAAGATATCAATAAAAATAATGCTCAGTTAATTTTCAATACGCATAATCCAATATATTTAGACGGTGAATTGCTTAGACATGATCAAATTGTAATGGTTGAAAAGCGAAGGAATGATATGGTGAGCGAGATATATTCTTTAGCAGATTACAAATTACGTCCAGAAGAAAGAATATTAAAAAATTATTTGAATGGAAAATATGGAGCATTGCCACATATGGATTTGGAAATTGCATTTAAGCACATATTGGAAAGAGAGGCGAATAATCTTGAATCGTCCAAAGAACAATAAAATACGAAGACCACAATTCCTCTGCATTGTAGGATGTGAGGGAAAAAACCAGGAAAGAATATATTTTGATAAAGTAGCAGAATTAGTGAATTGCGTTGAAGAAAGAACGCATGATTTAGTATTTGATTATGCGGAACCATATGGCGGAAATCCTAAGTGTGTGGTAGAACGAACTATTCAGAAATCTATTGGTAAGGAAAACAAAGTATCTGTTTTTGATTATGACGGAAAAAAGGATAAGTATGAAGAAGCAATAGATTTGGCAATAGAAAATAAGATTGAATTAGGATATACAAATTATTGTTTTGATTTATGGCTGATTCTTCATAAAGAAGACTATTTTGATATAGTACAAAATCAGGATGCATATGCTGATAAATTACGACAAGTTTTTGGGTTAGCAGCAGATGCAAACATAAAAAAAGAAAAAAGGGTAACGGAAATAGTCAATCAAATCGGATTATCTGATATAAAGAATGCAATTCAAAGGGGTAAAGAGGCAAATAAAACGCCAAAAGAAAACAGATATTATGATAATCCAGATACGCAAATGCATGTGTTGCTACAATTTTTATTTGCGAAAGTAGGAATAAATATTGACGCATTAGGATAGAAAAGATGTAGCAATGACGTTACATCCTCCCCACCTACTTTGTGACAATTATATAACGTCCTCTATACAGAAATATGCGGTTTTAAGCCATTTTGGTGGCAAAAGAGCCGCATATTTTTTGTAGCAATGACTTGACATCCTCGGGGGCACTTTGTTTGGAGAATAGTTTTCCAAAATGAAAATGTTGTAGGTATGAGGAAAACATGTTATGGTATGTATACAATGCGTAAAGAGGAGCAGAAAAAATGAAGTACGAACATATCACAGAGGGCCGTTTCATAGATCGTCCTAATCGGTTTATTGCACATGTGGAGATCAATGGGCAGGTGGAAACGGTTCATGTAAAGAATACAGGCAGGTGCAGGGAGCTTCTGGTCCCGGGTACACAGGTTTT